TTGCACCGACTCACAAACAATCGTAGTAGAGGATTCAACTGCGGCGGGTTTGACCATCACGTGTACTAACTGCACCCGTGTCCAGACCGTTACTCCCCAAGTCCCTGAGGGGTTATATTCTATCGCCTCGGGCACCATTACATCCGGCCAATGGGCGAGTGTAACTGACTTACGAGATTTCTCCACTCGCTTTAGATTCCAAAACGGCACCGGGATGGCTACCTCCGTAACGGGGTCTGTAGTAACCGAGGCAGTTGATCCGGTTCAAGTCCAAATGGTTGCGAATGATTACGATATCGTAACTCGCATAGACGCTACTGCCTCCACCTCATCCGCTCCCAATAAAACCGGAACTTCTTTACCAGGAACTTGCGCTGTGGGGGATACTTACTTCAAGAGTGACGCAACAGCAGGTAGTAATAGTTATGGGTGTACTGCGGCCAACACATGGACGGTACAGGGAGGGGGATCTACAGTTGCAGCTAATGGAGTGTTTTTGCAAATAGGATCAACCAACTACCTTATGCCCGGTATGTATCCTGCAACGTTGCCCAATACTACAGGCAAATCATATGTAACTAACGCGGGTACCGCCACGGCTACCACAACGAGTACAGGTAATGCTCTGAAACTCACCCTTACTACGGGCACGAACGGTTGGCGACCATATGGCAAAACTCGGGGTGCGGTTACCAAGTTGACGGTAGCTATTGCGTGCCCCGGAGTCCAAACGGCAGGTGGAGCCGCATCAACCGTAAATGTGTGTGGTGTAGGATTCAGAGATTCTGCAACCAATCGCTTGCAAGGTTTTAGGTTCGAGAACAGTAGTTCAGGTGTCACCTACCAGAGCATTAGTAATTATAGCGATGTTACAACGTTCTCCGCCAATTCAGCTATTGGTGCTGCTAGATTATCAAATCAACTAGTTTACATACAGCTCGAAGTAACTGGTGGAACTACTTGCATTTACCGTATATCCCCAGACGGTACGAATTGGACTGAATTACTATCGGATAACACATACCTCGCCACCCCGGATCAAATTTGGGTCGGGGGTATGTCTAATAACACATCAGGCAATGACGTGTTGGTTTATTCATGGTTAGAAGAGTAAAGGGATAATACCATGAGTAGCTTACTATATTGGGGGATGTTAGCAATAGCGGTGCTACCCAGTTTAGACGCAGGAGTAACGTTAAAAACTGTGAGAACCAGCGGTGGGGACTACCCCGCCACCACTACTGGTTTACAGAACGCGGTTGACTACTGCCGTACCCTCGCATCTACTTCACCCTGTGTGGTAGAGGTTGAGGCGGGTGTTACGATTGCGGGGAACTGGATTGCCCTAGATAATCAAACCCCCTCCAAAAAACTTATCGTGATTCGATCTAGTAAGGTCGGTGAATTAGCCCCCAGAACTCGCGTCACTACCAGTGATACCGCGAAGTTATTTCGACTGGAACAAAATGCGGATCTATTCGGCGCTATCCATGTCCGCCCAAACACAGTGGGTGGGGCTATATCCGATGCCGTGGCGAGTCATTATCTTCTAACCGGGATTGACGCCTACTACAACACCAACGGGCGTAACGCCTATGGGTTAATTTCTATCGGAATCGATACCGATGGCATCACCAAAGCGCGCCAATTATGGCAACTCCCCCACACCATCGTGGTAGATAAAGTACTTGCCCACGGCCAAGCCTCCGCTACTTGGATTACTTCCGCCAGCGCGAGTGCTAACCAAATTGGATTACTCGCAAATGGCCGCAACATAACGGTACGCAATAGCCGTTTTTACGACAACAATATGGATTCCACCGATCACGGGCAGGGGGAATCACGCGGGTTAACGGTGGATAACGGAACGGTTGCTTACTTCTACAACAATCACATTGATGGGGCTATTGGGTCGCTTGTCGGGGGCCAAACCCCTTGGATAGCTTGGATGGTTCCCACCTCGTTTCACTTCTGGGGGAATTATTACACCCGTGATCCCGTTCTATGGCACTGGGAAGATTTCGATACCTCGTTTTACCTAGACACCACACAATCTTGCGTTACCGGGGCGTTCTGGCAAGAAAAGGTAGCCCCGCTGGGTAAATGGGAATGTATAGGTGGGGTGTGGACCCCAAGCGTAGTGGTACGTACTAACCGAGCGTGGGTTAAAAACGGATTTGAGGTTAAAAACGGTAGGGGGGTGTTAGCAGAAGGGAATTACATCTACAACATAGCATCTACCTTTGATCAATCCCAAGTCGGAACTGCGGTTTTGTTGAACAACGTTGACAATTTCTTTGATAACAATTATTCCGCCCGCCCCGAGTATATCACTTTTAACAACAACCGTATAGCACAAACCGGGCAAGCCTTCACTATTTCCTGGGGCGGCAACCCGAATGTCTTTGTAAACACCAACAACATCACCATTAACAACAACATGATTGAAAACTTTGGGGGGTCGCTGGTATCTCCTACGGTTACCAATGGTGTAGATCAGTTCACCTCTGGGGGCGGAACACAGGTGCAGGCGTCTGGGGTTGCGAAAAATTTCAACATTACAAATAACACCTTCATCTATCAACGCAATTTTGGTGGTACTGGGATGGCAATGGAAGGATTAGCGCTTAATACTTCCCCTACTGCTAATGTGACTATCCGAGATAACCTGTGGAGTTGGGCGAGTACGGGCAATACCCCGCTTTCCTACTATAACCTAACCTGTTCCGCTTTCATCGATCAAATCGACGGTGGGGGGTTGACGTGGAATAACCAAGCCCTCATTGATACCAACAGTTTAGGCGCGGGAACTTATACAACATATTACAGCGCCGGAGTGTGCCCAGCCACAAATCAACGTATTGCCACGATGGCCGATGTGAGGTTTGTTGATTACAACAGCGGGCAAGGTGGGGATTATCGCCTATGCACCGGAGCCGGAACCCCCGCTGTAGGATGTCCTGGAGCAAGCCCCGCCGCCACTACAAGTAGCACAAGCGGTCCACTTGGGGTCAATTGGACTCAAGTTGATTATGCCTCGGGTGGAGCAGAAGCCGGAACTCCAGATTATCATTACATGGAAATGAAGATAACCCGCGCTAATCCGGGCGGCATTGCTTATACTTCCTACGGCTCAAGCGCTTGTACCGGAGAGATAGTGAATACCAACACTAACTCCGTTGTGGATAGCTGGACTGACGCAGGTGGGACTAATCGCTACCGTACTCACACCCCCATTAGCCTATCTGCCGCGCCCTATACGGTTAATGTGACCTGTGATGGGCGGATTAAATCGCGTCAATACGTAGATTACAATTAGATAAAAACGATGGCCAAAGAATTAATCGATGAGATCTCTCGGAATGACGATATAGATCTCCTCAAGTTATCCTCCCGCGAGATTCGACAATTGGGAGTATCTCGTTGGCGCGCGCGAACGGACCTCCTCTATTTAGAGAATAACGTTTTGGGTAAGAATTTAATCTCCCAGGAGTTCAATGGGGGTCTAATAGATATCCTCCAGAAGTTCCCCAAGGCGAAAACGAAGGAACAAGCCATGGAGCATGATAAGTTTATCGGAGGGAAATGGATCTATAAACCCCTTGTTCCTAATATGGAAGACCTCGTTGGGCCGCGCCGTCGTCTCATCTTAGATCACCGAGGCGCTTTTAAAACTGAGATCAATTGCGGGGGTCACACGATGCAGTGGTTATTAAATTACCCCGCCGCTTGCGTAGCTATTTTCCAGTACAAACTAGAGAAGGCGGAAACCATCGTAGGCGGGATCAAGGAACATTTCCAATTCAACGGGAAATTCCGCGCCCTCTTCCCCGAGTTATGTCCCCCGAAGGATAAAATTTATCAATTCGGCACCAAGTCTGAATTCAATATCTGGGACATGGAACGTAAGCGGGGATCTACGAGAAGAGAATCCTCCGTGATGGCCGCTTCACTTGATGCTGGATTAGCGGGATATCACTTTGAGGTATGTAAGTATTCAGACGTTGTAGAACCACAGAATACGGAAACCTTAGATCAGTGCCTTAAAACCATCTCTAAATTTGGTGTAGCGGAATATCTTCTAATCGGCCTCGGCTATTGGATCGACGTAGAAGGGACCCGCTATCACTTCGGGGATCTCTATGGGCACATTCTTAATAACCACAAAAAGCAACTCGCGCGGGATGGGGAAAGTGAGTGGGCCGTTTATTGTCGCGGGATTTTTATGCCGAATATTCCCTACGAGAAACGGAAGTATACCCCCGAGGAGTTATCTCTACCGGATAAATTAGACGAGAGTGGAAAACCAATCCCCGTTTATCCCCCAAATCTCGCCAATCGCTTTGGTTCGGTTAAAAAATTACTCCTCAACGAAGAAGAGGATCCCGTGAACTTCAGCGCCCAAATGAGAAATAACCCGATAGGTGGGCGCGGTGGTGTGGCCGATTTCCCCGTCGTTATGAAGGATGATAAATACGAACGTCCCTCAGTGGTGCCACGGTTTGAGTATGAATCCATAGCGAAGTCGTATTCCATACTTTCGGTGGATTTCGCGGAAACCGTAAGTGAGCGCGCCAATTGGACCGTCTTTGCCCACGCCACTATCGACCGGGTAGGGCGCACCTATATAGATATGTTGGTGCGGGAAAAGTGGCAACCCCATGAGAGCGTTAAATATTTACTCAGTGTTTGTAACAAACTTCGTCCCACCTATCTAGTAATGGAAGAGGTTAATTTCACACGTGGTTTACGTGTAGCGCTAGAACGCGAGTGGCAAACAAATCCCGCCAACTACAAACCCTCAATCAGATGGACGAAAAGGCCCGCGAATAAGGAGAAGGAGGAGCGTATTCGGCTCACCCTTCAACAGCCTTATAAGACTGGGGACATTCGGTTTGTAAAAGATAAGATTACCGATACCGCTTGGGCGGGCTTAATCCAAGAACTTCGCGAATTTCCCCGTTCTACGTCGGACGATATCTTGGATGCGATCTCGGATATATTCGATACTCGGGATTGGTTCGGTAAGGAGTATGGAAAATCTACGGTTCCAAACGAATACGTCCCCATTTTTGACGATCCCACCGCTGTAACCGAATTTATCATAGCCACCGGTAATCTTCCTATGGACACAGGTCCTTTCAACTCCGATTCCACCTGTATAGTAACCCCCGATAACCTCATCGAGTCCTTCTACGGAAACTTCCGGGGTTAAATAGATGGTAAAATTGATGTAGGAGAATTATTGATAAGATGGGATGGCTAAAAAAGCTCGGAAAAGGTGCCTCAAAGGTGGGATTTGGCCTCAAAGCGGCCCTTGGTTCCACCGTCGCGATTGAAATTGCGGAAACTCTCGCGAAATCTAACCCGGATATCCCCCCGGAAATCGCAAGTGCGGCCAAACTTGCCCTAAATATCCTTATCATCTACAAAATGGCCTTCAATAACGCCGATGGGACCCCCTCCACGACCCCATACGTACCCCAAAATAACGCGAAGGGAAAGTAAAACGTGCCCGAATACGGTGTAGTCCCCGAGACGGAGATAATTTCTCTCGATGCGGCCCCGCTCAAGCTCTCTTCCCAGGAGATTTCTAACGAATATGCTCTAACGAAGGTTCTCCAGGATTTTTACTACTACGAACGCGAGCGAACCTCTACAGAACGCAGGTGGAGGCTAAATGACGCCCTCTATTGCGCCTATGTGGAGCCCCGGTATTGGCCAAATACGAAGCTCCTGCGGTCAAACTTGGGCTCCGGGATTGTCTCTGAGCAAGTGGAAGCCGCCTATGCGATGATTTGTCAGTCCCTATTCTCTCAGCCGGAGTATTTCTCAATCGAGGCGGATGTGGGGGGAAATCCAAAGGCCGCGCGGGAACAGGGGGCGTATATGGACTATGCGTTTAACTACCCCCAGTTGAACCAGATGAGCGCGGAGATTGAGTATAAGAATGCCGCCAAAGATCAGCTCCTCTATGGTGCCGGGATTCTGAAGGTAGAATTTAACTCTGATAAAAAGATCCCCTTTATCACTCGTAAAGATCCCCGGAATATCTACTTCGATCCCGCTTGTCCGGGGCCTTTCATCGACCGGGCTAGGGCCGTCATCGAACGCACCTTCCTTACGATAGACGAATTAGAGATGTTTCGGAATGATAAACGGATGTTCATTCCCGATAAGGACGCCCTTTGGACACTCTCTCAGGGCTTGACAAAGACGGATGGGGATAGGGGAAAGGAATTTAAGGAATCCCTCCATGGGGTCAATTACTCCGTAGGTTCCTCTGATAATTCCCCGGTACCTTCCCAGAAGCGAATCGAACTCCTCCAATATTATACGGGAGGTGAGATCATTTGGATTCTTAATCGACGGGTCGTGATGTATAAGGATAAGAATATTTATGGGTTCATTCCCTATGTACTCATCCCCTGTTATGTCTATACTTCGTCTCCCTATTCTCTATCTATCGCGGATATGCAAGAGGCGAATCATCGTTACCTAGAATCCCTAGTGAACGCGCGCCTCGATCAGGTTACCCTCTCGTTATTTCCACCTAGGGCCGTCCCCCGTGGTTTCATGTTCACCCCCCAAATGCAAACCTGGGGGCCTGGGTCGATGTACCAGATGGATGAGCCCGAGAAGTTCAATGCCATTCAGCAACAGGATGTGACGAAGGATATCTTCCAAGAGATCGGGTTTATCCAAAATAGTGCGGATCGTAAAACGGGCATTAATTCCATGCTAAGTGGTATGCCGTCGCCCTCGAACGCAAATCGTACCGCTTCTGGAGTAAATACCCAGCTACAGGGTTCTGCTATACGTCTGTACCCATTGGTGGATAACTTCGAGAACTACGGCATCATCCCTTCGGTGTGGAAGGCGCTTAAGATGAGTGAGATCCACCTTACCTCCCAGGATACTGTTCCCGGTGTGGTGAGGAACCCGAATAACCCCGAGGATGTTAGATTTTTACAAGTTAGCGCGGAGGCATTTCGGAGCGCCACTCGTGTACGTGCTCGTGCGGCTTCAAAGATGCTCTCCCGTGATCGCCTCACCCAGATGTATCAATTCGTGGCCCAAAACGTGATGAACGGGCAAGTTATCGGGATGTTAAATCAAAGCGGCCAAACGGTTGACTTTGGGGAATTAATCCAAATGTTAATGGACGCCACAGGTGTTCCACGTCGTTATAACATCGTCCGTCCTCTCACCCCCGAGGAACAGCAATTCATGCAGCAGCAGCAACAGGCTCAAGAACAAGCCAAACAACCTGCTGAGATGGCTAAAGCCCAACTCGAATCCCAAACTCGCCTACAAATGGGCCAGATGAAAGCCCAAGGCGAAGCGCAAAAGAACCAAACCGCTCTCCAGATCGCCCAGATGAAAACCCAGGGGAGCGGCCCCACTCCAGAGGAAATCCAGATGAAGCAAATGGAATCCCAAGCGGAGATGGCCCTTAAGGAAAAAGATATCCAAATGAAGGAACAGGATATGCGCGCTAAACAAGCCGTTGCCCAGTTGAAAATCTTCATGGATCAAGCTAAACTAAGAGCTAAGCAAGGGGAGATCCAAATGAAAGCCCAAGAGCATCAAATGGGGCTCCGAGCGAAGCAAAGTGAGATGGGAATGAATCTTCAAACGAAGGCGCTTATGAATCAACAGGCGCTACGGCAGAAGGAAGAATCCCATGCGCAGAATTTGAAATTGAAGGAGAATGAACCCCGCGTTGGTAATGTCAGAGTGAGACGTTCCGCTGTGCAAACGGATCGGAAACGTGGGGATAAAACGTAAGTAAATGGAATTCGATAACTTAAACCAAGCGGCCCTAAGTGCCCTTCACCAGATGTTCCTCACCCCCGGTTATGAGATTCTAGAGAAAATCCTCAATGAATCGCTCTCACAAACTATGACGGGAGCCCTCACGTGTGATTCCACCACGGATGAGGATATTCAGTTAATAAATAACCTGCGGGGGTGTCGAGCCGTAATTGATGAGATCAAAACTTTGCGGGAAACCGTTTCCCAAAAGGTAACGGAAAGCCAGCAACAATTTCTCTTCGCAGAGAATGAACGAGATACGCATGACCACCCCTGGATCGCGGAGGGTTCCTTAGGTAAGGAAACCTTCTTGGGTGGGCGCTCCTAAGTGGGGCGAAGCGGTATAATTGAATTTAGGAAAGGTTTTTTATATAAATGAGTGATGTACTAAATCCGGCTCCCACGGGAACCGTTGATAATGGCCTTGATGCCACGCTTGCGAAGTATCTAGAAAAGGAAGGAGGTGGTCCAGGATCTACTCCATCGGGGGCTCCACTTAACGTTCGATTTGGGAACGAGACAATTAGTGTTAAGTCCCCCGAGGAGCTTCAGGGAGAACTCGATAAGCGAATGCAGGTGTTTGCACAGGCTTATCAAAATGAGCGGTCACAGTGGGAGGCGCGATTGGCGGCACAATCCACTCCCCCTCCCCCATCAGTTACTACACCTACAGCACCAGTGGGTGAGGACGATCCGGTAGCGTTTGTTCAGCGATTGGTGAGTGATCCACGGGGGACGCTTGAGACGGCGCTTTCGTCCCGATTTGCGGAGTTAGATGAATTGAAGGGACAGTTGGAGCGGCAACGGTTTACGATGGCGCATCCCCTCTACGGTGATACTCGCATCATGACGGGCCTAGAGGCCGTTTGTAAACAAAACGGGATGCCCGTTACGGCCCAAAATTTGGAAATCGCAAGTTCGTGGGCGGTTTCTAAGCAGTTGATCCCCGATGAGAACGCTTTTAGAGAACAACAGCGGCAACAGTTACTACAGACTCTACAAGGTGGTCAACCGGGTGCATTCAACTACGGAGCCCCACCACCCCCTCCCTCTACCTCAAACATCCAGAATGGTGGTGCCCCTCCGTCGCAGTTAGATATGGCCGTTCGTCTTGCGCCACAGATGTCTAAGGAGGATCTGGAGCGCACTATCGCGGCCCTAGGCGGGAGAGTTTAATTTATGCCTTACACCATCTATGATCTAATTCCGGGCGGAATTAACTGGTTCAAGAATGAAGCCGATTGGGCTCAAAAGGCCCCCGGTCAACCTGCGCCACGAAACCCAACGAAGCCCACTAAGCTATGGCGAGATCCGTCCCCGATCTATTCAAACCCCTTTGGTTTCTGGGGGGCCGTTTCTGGGGCGGCGTTAGAATATAACTTCTTTGCCCGCACACCAGAGGGTAAGATTGCGCTCACACCGATTGATCGCAACAACCCCCTCTTCACTTCCACCTATAACTACACCGTCGTGAATACCCTAACGGAACATGCATATATGTTCCCCCAGGGAGTTCCGTATATCGTTAAGAAGGCCCTTTCACCCTCGGAAGCGGTAGAAATTAACATCGCGGGGAATCCTCTCTTAGCTCCCATCGATTACCCCGTTCGGGATGGTTCCTTCGTTTTCATCGTTACTCCCGGAGGTGATTCCGTCATCGCCTATGACTATCAAGAGTTCCTACAGATGGCTAAGCCACCTAAGATGAACGATGAGGATCGCGTTGTATTGGTGGGGAAGATCGTCGCTACCCCGGGGATGACCGCTACTAATAAAATTGGTGCGATCCGAAAGGCTATCACCGATTACTACCCCTCCTTTATAATCACTTAAGGCTCTCGATCTAAGTTACACGTGGGGGATCATTAAAAATCCCCCATGTTATACTAAAATTGAAAGAGAGAAAACTCTAACATATGGCATACGTACCTGTTGGTGTAACGACTTCGAGCACTGGGCTAGCCCACCTAGTAGCTACGTACTACTCAAAAGTGGGTCTTGACCGGGCACAGAAGACGTTTCGCTTTAAGGAACCTGCCTTTAGCGATATGATGCCCAAACGAGTGGGGCGCACCTGTCAGTGGTTCCGTTATGACAACATGACGGGCTCCACTACCCCCTCCCGTGAAGGCACCGTTGGTACATCTCTGACGATGACTTCTAAGATCGTGGGCGGGGATCTGTCCCAATATTCCGCGTTCATGTCCCTTTCTTCCTTCGTCCAAGATACCGCGATTGATCAGATTGCGGAGAACGCCTCTGATCTACTCGGTTACCAAGCGGGTCTTTCTAACGATCTAATCATGCGGGCCGTCATCGATAACTTCAATGCCTCCACGGTGATTAGCGCGAATGATACTTACCTTACGAGTGAGGACGTTCGCGGGGGCTATACTCGCCTCCAGGGTCGTGATTTTCTACCCTTCGATGATGGTAACTTCCTTTGTATTCTTCACCCCTATACTTGGTTTGACGTGGTGAACGATCCCGCCGTGAACGGCTACACGGATATGTTCAAGTACCAGGGCGCGCCTAAGTTCCTTAATAGCGATACAAATGCGCGCAAGCAGGGTGGGGATGTGTTCAACGGCGTTAAGTGGCTCCGTACTACGAACGTGAATGTTACCGCAGGGTCACCGAATACCTATCGCGCCTATCTATTCGCAAAGAATGGCGTCGGGTATTCCTCCCTCGAAGGTGCCGCACCCTCTGATGTTACCGATCCCAACACCCAGAAGTTCCGCATCAACACCATCTCCAGTCGTGGCCCGACCCCATACGATCCCACTGGCGAAATGGGCACCATCGTTTCCTACCGCTATACCTT